CTTTTCTTCACACATGGGCGAAAATAAAGTTTCAAATTTTACACTATATTTGTAAATATGAAAGGGAGACCACGCAAACCCGTTGATTTAAAAAAAATCGAGGGGACTTTTCGCGCCGACCGAAGTCTTGAGCAGCCGATGATTGTCGAGCTGAGTGTTGGAGTTCCACAACCACCCGCTCACCTAAACCCGTTGGGCTTTGAATATTGGGATATCACGTGCAAGGAGTTGAAAAATAATAACCTACTGGCTGGCGCTGATCTCGGATTGGTTGCCGGGTACTGCAATGAGTTGGGTTTGTATAAGTCAGCGTGTGAAATGACTGAAAAGGAGGGCGTCGTAATTGTAAACCGCTTTGGTGATCAGTGCGTAAATCCGTGGTACAGCGTGCGCAGTGCTGCATTGAAGCAAGCCACGCAGATGGGGCAGTTGTTTGGAATCACGCCAAGCGCCCGGGCAAGAATTGAAACGGGCAACGTAAAGCCAGCGAGTAAATTAGAATTATTAAGAAAACCAAAAACCGCATAACATGAAAAAGACAGTTAACAAAGCAACGCACAAAGCCGCATTTGAAACAGCGCACGTTGAATACCAGGGGCGCGAGTACAGGATTGAAGAGCGAGGCCATCAATTTGTGATTACCATGGATCAGGGCAGCGGATTCCGTGAGTGTGGCAAGTTTGGTTTGTGGGATGAGGCGTTTGTTTATCGCAACTTGAAACTAGCTGAAGAGGCGAAAGCCATTTTTGAAAGCCAGTGCAAAAAGTTGAAAAGTATATAAGCGACGTCCAATCTGGCGCGGTGCCAGTTTGTGAACATGTGCGCAATGCCGTGGCTCGTTACGTGGCAGATCGTGCAGCGGGTTGGGGATTCTCTGACACCTACGCTTTGCACGCCATTGAATTTATTGAGCAGCTCGAGCATTCGACGGGCGAATATGCGGGCAAGCCGTTTGAGTTGGAACCATGGCAGGCTTTTATAATTTGGAATCTGTTTGGTTTTTTGAATGAGGACGGTAGCCGTAGATTTACGCGGGCTTATGTTGAGGTGCCACGCAAAAATGGCAAATCGACCTTCAGCAGTGCGATTATGCTTTACGGGCTTATTGCAGATGATGAATCGGCGGCGCAGGTTTACAGCGCGGCCACAAAGTTAGATCAGGCAATGATGGTTTTCGGCGAGTCGGTGCGAGTTTGCCAAAATCTGCCCTGGTTGAATGAAGCGCTCACCGTTAACAATTCTGTAAACAATCGGCGAATCCTTTACGGGCAATCAATATATAAGCCGCTCGAATGGAACCCAGGCAAGCAGGACGGACTCAATGCGCACTTTTGTTGCATTGATGAATATCACGCCCATCCAAATGATGAGCTTTACAACGTAATCAGAAACTCAATGGGTGCAAGGCGCCAGCCGTTGCTGTTTACCATTACCACGGCGGGCTTCAATCGTGAGGCGCCTTGCTACAAACACAGGCAGTACTGCGCAGGGGTGTTGAGTGGCAATATAAAAGATGATGCTTTGTTTTCGGTAATCTATACATTGGATGAGGGCGATGATTGGACGGACCCCGCAGTATGGGCCAAAGCAAATCCTAATTGGGGCATTTCAGTAAACCCGCGCCAACTTGAGCAAGGATTGACTGAGGCCAAGGAGTTCGTGCACAAAGAAGTTGAATTTAAAACCAAACTGCTCAACGTGTGGACCGATACGGCAATGACTTGGATTAGTGATAGTGATTGGAAGGCTTGTGATGGCGCGGATGATTTAGAGGGTGCTTTGTGTTATGGGGGTTTGGATTTGGCGTCGACGGGTGACTTTTGCGCATTTAGTTTGTACTTCCCAGAATTTCACGCGATCCGCTCATGGTATTGGCTACCTGTCGAGACGGCATACAAAAGAAAGGACGCCGCAGGGCAATCTATTAGGCAATGGGCAGCCGATGGGCATATTGAGTTAACGGACGGAAACGTAACAGACTACGCTTTTATTAAGGCGCGGGTTATCCAGTTGGCCCAGCAGTACGATATCAAAGATATTGCATTTGACCGCTTTAACTCTTCGCAGTTAGTTATTGAGCTACAAAACGAGGGCTTGCAAATGTTCCCATTCGGCCAGGGCTTTGTATCAATGTCGGCACCCACCAAAGAACTGGAGCGATTGACAAAGGATAAACAATTAAGGCACGCGGGCAATCCTGTTACTCGTTGGATGATGGGCAACATAATGCTGCGCACTGATCCCGCGGGCAATATCAAAATAGACAAAGCCAAGTCTGGCGATAAAGTCGATGGGCCTGTGAGCATTGTTATGGCGTTGGGCACTTGTATGCAGGATGCCGCAAAAGAAAAAGAATCTGATTTTTGGTTTGTAAGCTTATGAAATTTTTGGATGACTATATGCAGGAATATTACAACAACCTACCGAGATATCGGACTTATGAGGATGCATACAACGCAACCGAGGAAAAGTATTTCGGCAAGTTTGGCGTGCGTCGGTATAAAAACTACGATGTATTCAGGGCAGCGCTCAGCAGGTGGTTGGCCCAGGGGCGGAATAAGTAATTTGTTAACGTGAGTAATTTAGGGCAGTTGTAATTTGCGGGCGATGAATCTAAAATTCTGGCAGCCAAAAAGAGCGGAGAAGCGCAGCAGCTTATCGCAGCCAACTGATTGGCTAGTGAATACTTTACAAAATGTTTTCGGATATCAAACAAAAAGCGGTCAGGCGGTTAATGATCGCACGGCGTTATCTATTGCGTCGGTGCATGCGTGTGTTAGAGTTATTGCAGACGGTATTGCGGGGCTATCTTTAAAACTATATAAAGATGATGGCACCAATCGCGAGCAGGTTGTAATCCATTACGCTACGGCATTGGTAAACGAACCAAACCCCTATCAGACCAAATACGATTTTACCAAATACATGGTGAGCCACTTGGCGCTAAAGGGTAACGCTTACGCTTTTATCAATCGCGACAGCAGATATTTGGGCATTGAGTTGCACCCGATTGCACCTGATTACGTTCAACCAATCATGCAGGATGGGCAACTGTTTTACAAAGTAAATCGCAAGGGCTTCCCTGGCATGATCCCAGCGGCGGACATGTTGCACTTTAAAGGGCTTTGCGGTGATGATCCGCTTGTGGGTTTATCGCCCATCGTGGTGCACGCCGAAACCTTGGGCATTGATTTGGCAGCAATTAGCCAGAGCGCGGGCGTCTACAAAAATGGAGTATTGAAATTTTTGTTAACATCGGATGCGCAGATTAAACCTGAGCAAGCAGTACCATTGAAGAAATCGCTCGACGATGTAATTGATGGGGCAAGCCGTAGCACAGTGCTACCCAATGGCATCAAGATGGAAAAATTGAGCCTATCGCCAGAAGAGGCACAGTATTTGGAAACCCGCAAATTTTCGGCTGAAGAAATCGCCCGTATTTTTGGGGTGCCCGCTTCCATGATCGGCGCAAAGGATGGCATTAAGTCCAGCGTTGAACAGGAATACCAAGATTTTTACGCACGTACTTTGGCAAGTTACGCCATTAACATCGAGCAGGAAATGGCCCGCAAGCTGTTAACAGAAAATGACAAGTTAACTTATTACTTTAAATTTAACTTTAATTCGCTGTTGAGAGCCTCCGCCAATGAGCGCGCTGACTATTACAATAAAGGCATTCGCGGCGGTTGGCTTTCACGTAACGAGGCCCGCATGTTTGAGGACGCAAACGGATTTAATGGAGGCGATGAGTATTTAATCGAATCTAATTTGATGCCGTCCAGCAAAATTGATGAATACATGGACGCCAAAATTGCGCAACTAATGAGCACCGCCGACAAAAACAACAATCCAGAGGGTACGAATAACCAAGAAAATATTTAAAATGAAACAAGAAAGGCGCACATTTACGGGCACTGTTCACACCAGAGAGGACGGCGAAGGCATGCCAAAAGAAATTGGCGGCATTGCTGCTGTCATTAATTCCGCTACGGATTTAGGATATTTTGAGGAGGTTATTTTGCCGGGGGCGTTTGACAATGCTCTGTCAAAAGATTACGACATTCGCTGTTTGTTTAACCACGAAGCCGAGTTAATTTTGGGCCGCACAAAAGCAAACACCTGCAAAGTGTTTGTAAATGGCGACGGCAATCTTGAATATACGTGGGTGCCAGATTATGAGAATCCAACACATATGAGCGTTGTGCGTTCTATTATGCGCGGTGATATCACGCAGAGTTCATTTGCCTTTACGATTAAAGAACAAATGTGGAGCGAGTCAGAAAAGTACGGATCTATGGGCAAGCGCACAATCAAAGTAATTGAGGATTTGTATGATGTTAGCCCTGTAACTTATCCCGCTTACGCTGACACTGAAGCCGACGCCCGTAGCATTGTTGCTATGCGTGATCAGGAGCAAGAAATTGAAGAGGCCAAAAGAAGCCAAGCCTCTGCCGATGTTATTAAATTGGCTTTATTGAGATACCAAAACTTTTAAACAAAAAACAAAATCATGAATAAAATTAAAGCATTGAAAGAAGAGCGTGGACGTTTGCTCGGCGAATTGTCTACCTTGCAAACCACAATCGAAAAAGAAGCCAGATCTATGGCTGATTCAGAAACCAACCGCTTAAGCGAAATCGAGGCTCGTTTGGGCGCGATCAAAGCTGAGGTTGAAACCTTGGAAAAGTTGCAGAATCTTGCAGCTCAAGCCGCTGGCCACGTTGCTAGCCGTAGCGAAGAAAAAGAAAAGGCCGACATGGCTAAAGAGTACAGCTTTAAGCGCGCTATCGATATGGCTATCTCTGGCCGTCGTGAAGGTGTTGAAGGTGAATTTTCTGCCTTGGCTTCTAGCGAGTATCAGCGTAGCGGTGTAAGCGTAAGCGCTCACTCTATGAAAATCCCTTCTGAAGTATTTAAGCGTGATATGTCTGCTACTGGCGGAACTTCTGGCTCTGAAGGTGGTGTAAACGTTCAAACTTCTGTTGGTTCTATTATTGACGTATTGCTTCCTAAAACTGTATTGCGCGGTTTGGGTGTTCAGCAGTTGAGCGGATTGGTTGGTAACTTGGATATGCCAACGGCTTCTACTGTACCTTCTGCAGGTTGGAACACTGAAAACGGAACTGCTACTGAAAAGAGCCCCGCGTTCAGCAAAATCACTTTCAGCCCTAAGCGTTTGGCTGCTTACATTCAGGTTTCTAACCAGTTAATGTTGCAATCTAGCAACTCAATCGACGCTTACGTGCGTAACTGGCTCTTGAATGCAATGGCTCAATCTTTGGAAACTGCTGCTATCAAAGGTGGTGGATCTAACGAGCCTACTGGTATCATTGCTAACTCTTCAGTTAACGTAACTTTCGCAGGTGGTGCATCTTCTAACAGCACAAACGCAAACGGAATCGCTCCAGTATGGGCAGACGTTGTTAACTTGATGAAGGCTGTAGAAAATGCTAACGGCGAGGGTGTTGCTTACTTGACCAACCCTAAAGTAAAAGCCGCTTTGCAAACTATCCCACGCCAAGCTTCTGGTGTAGAAGGTAACTTTATTTGGCCTGCAGGTGGTTCTGAATTGAACGGTTACAACGTAGCTACTTCAACTTTGGTTCCTTCTAACTTGAGCAAAGGTACTAGCTCAACTTTGTCTGCAATGATCTTCGGAGATTTCAGCAAAATGGCTATCGCTTCTTGGGGTGGTATGGAGTTGACAGTTGACCCTTATTCTGGCGCAACTGCTGGCTTAACTAACGTTGTATTGAATGCTTACTTAGATTGCAACTTGTTGCAGCCTACTGCCTTCGCAGTTTGTAAGGACATCGTAGCCTAATAACTTGACCGCTTGGGGTCATTAAATTACCAAGTGCCGGGGGTGATCTTGACTGCATCGCCCCTGGGCCAATATGAAAGTGAGATTTACAGCAAACCCTACAGGGCAATTTAATTTAAGTTACAACGTAGGCGAGGAAGTAATAATGGAAACCAAGCAGGCCATGCTCTTAATTGAGGCAGGCGTTGCTGAAGAGATTGCAGTATTGACGCCTACCAAAAAGAAGGCAAAGCCAGTAAACCCTGAAACCGAACTAGACGCCGAATAAAATGTTTGTTAGCCGTAGATATACCGCCTTCGCAAATGCCGCTACTGATTACCTCAGTTTGGCAGATGCAAAAACCCATTTAAGGGTTACAAGTTCCTCAGATGATACTTACATTTCGGGGCTTATCTCTATGGCAATTGATGCCTGCAGTAATTATTTGGGCTACTCGATTCGCAAAGGGACGGCAAAGTATGGCTTCGACTCATTTACGGGCCAGCCTGCGCTCGTGAATCCCGTGAATGGCCTGAATATACCTTCGGGAAATTATCTGCGCTTAAATACGCGCTGTTTGGCTATTAACTCCGTGAGCTATGTGAACGACTCGCAGGCAGTTGTTGCTTTTGATTCTGCCGATTGGTTGGTTGCGCCTGATCCGATGGGCGGGTATAGCAGAAATATATTTTTTGAAAATACGCCATCCTCTATAACGGACGATGTGATTAAGTACATTGTTGAAATTTCCGAGGGTTTTAATCCTGTCGGCACTTCATCTGTAGATCCTGATACCATCTTACCCGCAACAATTAAGCACGCGGCGCTATTGTTGGTTGCTCAGTACTACGATAACAGGCAGGCCATCATTGCGGGGAGTATTAACAGCGAAATGAATTTCGGCTTTCACTACCTACTCGATCCGTACAAAATCCAAATCATGATCTAATGAATGCGGGGTTAATGGACGTTTTGGTGAGCCTACAAAGTTACACCGAGACCATAGATACAAACACAGGCGAGAAGCTGCAAACATGGACGGAATACGCAACCGCCTGGGCGCAGCGTGTTGAGCAGGAAAGTGGTGCCGAGAATGTAAACGCAGACAGGCGCGAGCATAAGCAAATTGTAATGTATACCATTCGTTTCAATTCTGCCGTAGGCGTTAAGCACAGGGTGGTTGATGACAACGGAGCGCACAACATTGTTAACATAGCAAACCTGCAGCGGAATCTATATTTGAAACTACAAACCGAATTAACGCAATAATGGAAAAAATCGACGGACTCGCTGAAACCTTGGAAGCCCTAAAGGCTATGGGGGTCAGTGTGAAAAGTCGAAAACTTCAGCAAGTTTTAAAGAAAAGCGCAAGCCCAATTATAGCAACGGCCAAATCTTTGGTGCCAGTTGATACAGGCGATTTGCGGGACTCAATCGGTTTTATTAATAGCAAGGATAATCAGAACTATGATAAAGCTTTGATTGGCTTGCGCAAGGAGTACCACAACAACTATCTGGGCGTGATGTATGAATACGGCACGGTTGAGCGAATCCAATCGAGCACAGGCCGCTATACAGGCGCCATTGCCCCGGTGCGTTTTATGCAGCGGGCCGTCGATTCAAACGCCACAAGCGTTGAGGAAAACATAATAAAAGGCGTTGATCAAATCATTGCCGATTTAGCAAAGAAAAATAATTTAATATATAAATAACCATGGCAACTACTGGACCAGTAAACGGCACGCTTATAAGCATCTATAAAGATGTTAGCGGTACCTTGACTAAAATTGCAAACGCAACTTCTCACTCGATGGATATCTCAAAAGATATGATCGACGTAACTAACAAAGACAGCGCAGGCGCTAAAGAATTTATCGCTGGTGAGTACGGCTACACTTTGAACGTTGAAGGTATTTTTGAAGGCGATTCATCTGTAAGTACAAGCGGCTTATCTTACAAAGATTTATTAACTGATTTGCTCGCGGGCACTCAATTAACAGTTGTAATGACTACCAATGTAAGCGGAGATGAGAAATTCACAGGCGGCGCTTTCTTTAGCAGCTTATCATTGAGCGCACCTAACAACGACAAAGCAACTTTTACAGGAACTTTGCAAGGTACTGGCGCTTTGACTATTGGCACCGTATCGCCTTAATACTTTTTGTCTTATATTTGTGGCATGAGCCACATTATCATCGGGGGTGTTCAGCACCCCCTTTTGTTTAACATGAACAGCCTGCGCAACGTGATGCAGTTGGCTGGAATGGAAAATTTCGCAGATTTAAACCTGCAAAAAGACCTTGCCAAATCTATGGACTTTGCACTAAGTTGCGCGTTCTATGGGATCTTGGAAGGCTACGAAGCCGACGGCAAAAAAACGCCATACCCCACGATCCAAAAGTTAGGCGCATCGGTTAAAAGATTTACAGAGTTGAGCCCTGCATTAGATGGATTTACGCAGGCGGTTAGTGATTTCTTTAGCACTGAAGAGCCAGAGGGAAAGTAAAAGCCAAGGGCGACGGCGCACCGCTAACTTGGCGCAAGATTGAGCGCATCAGTTACGGCGAATTGAATTTAACCGAGCGGGAGTTTTGGAAATGCTCGCCACGATTTTGGCGGCTCAAATTGGAGGGGATGCGTGAGGCGCAGCAACAGCAGTACAGAAACCAATGGGAGATCACCCGCTGGGCAGTTGCTACAGGTATGGCGCCACACTTAAAAAAGCCAATCGAACCGAAAAGGCTGTTAACATTTCCATGGGAGGAATCCGACTATATTAGTATTGAGGAAGCGGTTAAACTATATTCGCATGTCTTTGATAAATTAACACCGGACGCCAAGGCATGAGCGCACCTATAAAAATAGTATATAACATTTTAAGCAATGCGTCAGACCTTACGGCGTTGGTTTCCACTCGCTTAAACCCTTTGCGGATTCCGCAGGAGTCTGCATTTCCTGCAATCGCTTATAATTTAGTCAGCGTAATTGCAAGCCCTACCAACACAAGCCACTCACGCACAGATTTTGCTCGGGTGCAAGTTAGTAGTTTTGGCACCACGTTTGCAAGTGCTACAGAAGTGGCGGCGCAAGTTCGAGCTGCATTTGAGGCTGCGAGTTACCCAAATATATTCAATGACTATTACTGCCAGGCGATTGAATTCGATGGCGAGGTGCATTTGGTTGAGGATGAGGCAGGATTTGCGGGAATTTACCACGTTGCTCAGGACTTTATAATTAATTATTACACCGTTGCAGTTGTAACCGAATTGCTATTGTTAGAAAGTGGTGATTTCATTTTGTTAGAAGATGGATTTAAAATAGAATTGTAAGCATGGCAAGGTCGTTAAATATAGTAATTGGCGCAAACATTGAAAAGCTCAGACAGGGCTTTAATGATGCGATATCAGTAATCAAAAAGGCGGGCGGTGAAATGTCTGCCGATGTGGCAAAGAGCGCAAAGAGCATTGAGGAAAAGCTAGCAAGCATTGCAACAAAGAACCCAACTATGGCAACTGTTAGGCAGTTGACAAATTTGGCAATGGAAGCGCGGGCATTGGGTCCAGAGTTTGCGGCTTCCGCGGATCAGTTTATTAGGGAAGCGGGTAGGATAAAGGACAGCATTGGCGATGCCAGGGCAGAGGTTGGATATTTCGCAAGCGATACCCGACGCCTCGATGCGGTATTGGGTGGAGTGCAGGCAGTTGCTGGGGCTTTTGGAGCCGTTGAGGGTGCACTTGCATTGGCAGGCGTTGAGAACGAGGATCTACAGAAAACAATGGTAAAGCTTCAGGGCGCCATTGCTTTGGTGAATGGAGTGCAAGCCATACAAAACGCATTGCAAGCTGAGAGCGCTGTGCGTATTGGGATAACTACGGCAGCCACTAAACTTTATACATTAGTAACGGGAGGCGCAACGGGGGCAACGCTTGCCTTTAGAACAGCCTTAATGTCTATAGGTATTGGTGTTGCAATTGCAGGGATTGGCGCATTGATTGCCAACTTTGACAAATTAAAAAATGCAATTTTTCCCGCGGATGCCGCGCTGAAAGGATTAAATACAACGCTCGATAAAACAATAGCAAAAAACGAGCGCGATATAAAAGTAATGGAGGCAAAGGGCAATAAATTAGGTGCCTTTGCTTTACAAGAACAGAATTTAAATTTAACTCTACAAAAGGCTCGCGCCAACTTTGGCAAAAATAATAAAGAGAACTGGGGCAAAATAATTGACGATACTAAAACAGCGTTAACTGTATTAAAAATACAGAGAGACAATTATAACGCAGCCGAGGCCGCCAAACAACAAGAGCACGAGGCCGAGATTTTAAAGCAAAATCAAGATGCCTATAATAAGCGTTTAGAAAAGTTTAGAAAGTACAACGCACAAAGACAGTTAGAGGCAGAAAACGCCAGAACTGAATTAAAGGCAAAAGAAATTGAAACCGTTGCCAGCGGACCACGCCAAGGAATCAAAACAATTGATCCCGCGCCTATTGATATTAAGGCACCGCAAAAACTTGAGCATACATTTACGCAAATCGATTATGCAATGCAAAACCAAATCGCAAAGCAGGAAGAGTATGAGGCAAGTTTCGCAAAAACAATGGAGGGCGTTAACCAAGCATTTAATAGTTTGACCGCCCAGGGCCTTGAGGATTTTGGCAATATGATTGGCGATTTAATGACAGGCCAAATCAGTAGTTTTGATGACTTTGGAAAATCCTTGCTTGCTTCGGTTGCTAAATTTATGCGGGCTTTCGGTTCGGCATTGATTGCAACTGCCACAGCATCTAAGGCTTTTAAGGAGTTGCTTATTAAGGACCCAATTTTAGCAGCTGCTGCGGGTGTTGCATTGGTTGCGGGTTCTGCCGTTATTACGGGAATGCTGAACAAAGGGCCACAGCCTACGGCATTTGCTGAGGGTGGTATTGTGAGCGGTCCGACTTTGGGATTGGTGGGAGAATATCCCGGGGCAAGTTCTAACCCTGAAGTAATTGCACCACTTGACAAATTGAAGGGAATGTTGAAAGGCATGGGCAATGAAGGCGGATATGTGGCAAGCACAACAATAAGCGGGCGCGATTTGGCGTTGGTGATTGAAAGGTATAACAAAGACAGCAAACGCGGATAATGGCAAGGATCTACTACGGCTCTTTTTTGAGCATCGAAAATATAGAGTATAGGGTTGAACTTTACGACGGCGCAACTGGAAGCACCACCGGGGGAACCGAGTTGACGCTGGCAGGAAATGGTTTCACAATTGAAAGGCAGGGCCAAGGCAATACTTATTACGAAAACTACAGCAGGCCGTCGAGAATCTCAACCAATTGGCTGATGCCAAATGATACCGTGCGAAATGCTTTTATAGCAATAGCCAACAGCGAAGAATCAAAATACGCAATAGTGGTTTATCGTGCTGGCGTTTTGTTTTATGTTGGCAGAGTGGTTGCGGATCAGGCAGATTATTTGCGTGAAAGTATAAACGGCGCACCTGTTTTTGATTTGGTTGCTGTTGACTCTTTGAACTTAATGGAAGGCTTTAATGTTAGCCCTGATTGGTTTACAAATGGCTACGCTACAGGCTTGGAAATTATCCGTAAATGTTTAGAGTATTGCGGCCTCGATGATTACTGGACCTATTTAAGTTCTGTCAATTATTTGCGTGATGGCATAACGATGTACGACACTGCCCAGGCAAGCAACAAGGGTCTAGCAAATACGCGATTTAGCGTGCTATCTTTTTACAATAGCTTCGATCCTTTTTCAGACGTTAAATTTATCACAACTACTGATCCATTTGAAGCCACCACGGATATCGATTTATTGACTTGTAAGCAGGCAATAGAGCAAATACTTTCTATCTATGGTGCTCGCATTATTTTGGAATCTGGTAGTTTTTGGATTTTGCCCGATGATGCTTACAACGCCACCAATTTAAGCACAAGAATTTACAACGCAGCGGGCACATATCAGAGCACAGGAAGCACAGCGCACGCCGTTGCATTGGGTAGCAATGACAGGCCGCAATGGGCGGCTAAGCCATCAATAAGTTACCAGCCACCAGTTAGGGCGGTTGATGTAATTGAAGATCGCCAAAACGCTATTTTTGTTTTACGCACAGAGCCAGACAATAACAGCATTGAGTTAAGCATTGTCAACAAAACTATTGAAGCAAGCAAGGCCACAAGGGTGCGCCTTCTTTGTAAATGGGAAGATAACAGTTATGTCGCTTTGTCAACCTCTAGCGCCAAACGTTACCAGCGTTACCTATTTAATTACCGAATTTATGTAACCAACGGCTCAACAGGAACCAGGCAATACAGCCCAAACCTAAACGCATATTTTACGCCAGTTACTACGGCGCTTTACATGCAACAGGAATTAACTGTAACCAATACGCGAAACTCTTATAACACGCACGCGTTGGACTTTGTATTGCCTCCAATACCAACAGGATTTACTCAGTTATACGTTGACTATTACATTGAGGCAGAAGAAGGTTTTTTTGTGGCGCCAAATAACTGGGCATCAAATACAAGTTACCCGATTAATTTTTGGGGAACTATTACAGCGGCGCAACCATTCAGCACGCAGGAAGATCCAGACTTTTCACGCACTACCAAACAGACTATAAGTGTAACGGGCGCAGCAAGTGGAAACTCGCAGCTTGTGGAAATATCGCCTGCCTATTATGATGATGAGGGTTTGTATGGATTTGGCTCTGTATACGTTTATAACGGCACCTCATGGGTTTTAAGTTCTGATTGGTACAGTGGCTATAGCGGAAGCGTTCACGGAGATCTCGGCGAAATTATCGGCAAGCGAATAGCCGGGGCTTACAATAAATTTGTACCTGCAATACAAGGAACTTGGCACGATGCTGGAACTTTGAGCGCAATTAAGTCTTTAAGTTTTGACTCTACCAAATGGCTGTTTAATGGTGGTACTTTTAACCCTCGCGCAGAAAGTTGGCAAGCCGAGTGGATTGGATTGGCACCAGATTACACGCTTGCAACTGGAGGCGGCACTAGCGACTACAACCCCAGAACAGGCGAGCGCATTATTAAAGACAGGCTTAACTATCACGAGTTTGCAATTACAAAACTTAATTTAGAGACCAGCGCTGTGCAGGATAGAGTTTTGGAATACCTGGTAAACTATTCAGAAGGCGCACCAACAACTCAGCCAACTATTAACACACGCTGGGAGGTGATGCTCGAATATGTGGATAGTTCAGAGGTTGTAAGGTGGCACGTGCAAGAACACAACGCAAGCGTAACCTACACAGCAGGCACCCACACAATTACAAACGGCTACGAGCTTATTATTTGCAATACTGCGGATGGCAACGTAACTGTGAACTTACCTAACGCCACCGAGAGCAAGGGCAAAAAGTACTATTTCCTAAAGAAAGCAAGTGCCCACGTCGTTACAATAAGCGGAGGGGCTTATAACATAAACGGGTCCAGTAGTACTACAATCAATCAGCAATACGGCAGCAAGACAATTATAAGCGACGGCGCACAGTGGTATATTATTGCCAGCGTTTAATTTGTTAACGGCTGCGCGGTGGGTGTTTTGTAATTTTGGGCTATGCCTAATCAAAAAATTAGCGAATTAACCGCGATTGTAACTGTTGACAATAGCGTAGACGTTCTGCCTATTGTTGACATTTCAGCAAATACTACAAAGAAAGTAACGCCTAACGCTCTTAAGACTGCGCTTGCGTTGGATAACGTAAACAATACCAGCGACGCTAACAAGCCCGTAAGCACCGCGCAGCAGGATGCTTTGAATGCAAAGGTAACAGGAAACACTGCAATCGTTGCAGCTACAAAAACAAAGATTACATACGACGCGAAAGGCTTGGTAACTGCGGGCGATATATTGGACGCTGCGGATATGCCAACAGGAATAAACGCTGCCAACATCGGCACGGGCGTTGTAAGTTCTACCGAGTTTGGATATTTGGACGGGGTAACATCGGCCATTCAAACGCAATTAAATGCTAAACAGGCGACGCTTGTAAGCGGTACGAATATAAAGACCGTAAACAGCACTTCGCTTTTGGGTAGTGGTGATATCACAATTGCGGCAAACCCAAGCGGAGTGAGTGGTGCTATTCAATTCAGCAATGGAAGTGCGTTTGCGAGTGATGCCGCTAACTTGTTTTGGGATGATACCAATAATAGGTTGGGGGTTGGTACCAATGCGCCAAGTGCGTTGGTTCATGTTAAAGGTGCATCGGGTATACTCATTGACAATAGTGACGATACTATCTTAGCATTTGCTCAAAATGGAATTACCAAAATTTTTATGGGTTGGGATAGTGCTAATCTCGGCATGTATTGGTATACAAGCGGTCCAATAATGAATTTGTCAAATGCGGGAAATTTAGGATTAGGTGGAGTTCCTTTACCCACTGCTCGACTTCAAGTCAAAGGCAGTGGCACAACATCAGGCACTACATCGCTTTTGGTGCAGAATAGTGCGGGGGCACAAACAATGAAATTAGATGATAGTGGGCGTTTATTCATAGATGCAAATAATTACATTAGTTCAGGGGGTGAGTGGAGATGCGATATTAATTTTGTAATTAATGGTACGCTCCAAAATTCAAATAGTGGTTATGTGCAATTAGCAAAAGCATACGCACAAAGTGGTTTAGTTGCTGGAACTACTACATTAAACGCATCTGCAATTTTACAAGCGGATTCCACAACAAAAGGATTCCTACCACCCCGAATGACAACCACCGAAAAGAACGCCATCGCATCACCCGCAGCGGGATTGGTTGTGTACGATTCCACAACTAACAAACTATGTTGCTACAATGGTAGCACTTGGAACGATTTATTCTAATTTTGTAAATATATGAAAGCAATTCAAATTAATACAAGCGTAAACCTTACAAGCGGTTTATCAATCCCATCGGGTTCAATCGTAGTAATCGCCGAAGGTTACGCATCAGTTAAAGACCAAAAAGACGGAATCATCCCCGCCCAAATCGCAACCTTTGTTTTTGCAAGTGAGCAAGCATTGGCAGAAGGCAAAGCACCGATTCAAGGGATTCAAGATTTTAACACCACTTTTGCAGATTTGCAATTAAGTGTTACCAGTTATGAAAGTGATTCAGCCGAAACCCTTTTAATTAATGCGGTTTACTCGGCGTTAAATGCAATTTACCCCGCGCAGGTTGAAGTTGTAACGATTTAATTTTTTCAGCAATGACGGCACCAAAAGTAAAACCCAATGCGCTACCTGTTAGCTTTGACCAATTCCGTAAAAATCCAGTTGCTGCCGTGGCTTTTTGTATGCTGTTGGCTGTTAGTTATTTGTATATGGACTTGCGTTCGGGCTACAAGGAACAGATTGAAAAGAGTAATCAGAAAATAGATGCCTTGGATTTAAAGATAGATCGCCTCAGCTACGCATTGAAAAAATCAGATAGCGCACTGGCTGCCGCCATTACTGAAATCCGTATAATGAACACAATGAAAAAACTATGAAGCACTTTACTTTGATTTTTGCAGCGTGTTTATTTGTTGGCATCGTTGCTGTACCTACCGAAAAAACCAAGGCCGTGCCAGTGGATGAGGTTGAGGCGATGTTGGGTAAGATTACAAAAAATCTGCAAGCCGCATCTGTTGCAACGGCCGAGGCAAAGGCAATGGGCGAGGCAATGGTTGAGAGTAAGGTAGCGGAAAAGGCTGAATTGAAGGAGGCCGTTGTGAAGGCCGAGGCTAAAGCAAGCGTTTACGCTGCGCGAATGGTTTACAATGGACTTGATACCGCGATGCCAGCAGAAGGTGAGCCAGTAGTGGACACTGTAAGTTTAAACAATATGCTAAAACTAAACGGACTGTAATGGCAAAGGCGAGCGCAACAGTTGGTAAATGGCAACCCAAGCCCAAGCGTAAAAACAAGGGCGTACATTCAAAGAATAACAAACCACTCAAAAAATACAGAGGACAAGGGCGATAATGAAAAAACTATTGGAAATTTTTAAAGGCGATAACGGCCAACTTTCTAGCAAGCGTTTTGTAGGGATCATTGGCGCATTTGTTTTGTTTGGAACTATGGCGCACAACTCAATGAGCCCGCAGGAGATTGCACCCAGCGCGGAACTAGTTGCAGCTGTTGAATGGGTTACAATCTTAACCCTTGGGTTTACTTCTGTCGATAAGTTCAGCGGCAAACCAAAGGATGAGTAAGGGCAATTTAACGATCCTGCTGTTAGTGCTGCTCGTTTTTGGCGGGATGGCTTACGTGGAATTTGCGGTGCCAAAACGCGAGCGGGTAGTGCACGGCCCTGCAATTAGGATCGTTGAAAAAGACCTTGATACCCTGTACCAAATCCGCCTGAAATACAAAGCCTTGCACGATACACAAATTGTAATTAATCAAAAATATGATACGCTCTATATTGCTCTCGCTGGTGATACTTCTTGCAGCACCACATTGCGCCTTATCGCAATGCACAGACAGCTCGACAGTCTCGGCAAATAATTACTATCTGCTAAAGGGCGCAGAAGCCCGCGAGAATTTAGCGCTTTGCAGAGAGCAGTTAAAAATTGATGCGGAGGTGATTGCGCAACAGGATAAGATCCAGGCAAAGCTACTCGATGAGCTGCAAAAGCGTGATCAGAAATACCACCGCCTTCGCCGCACAACTTATGCAATTGCAGCCGTCTTTTTAGTAACTTTGATCTTATGAATATAGCAGTATTAAAGGCCACTATGGCCGCCAAAAAATATGCCTTCTTTGAAGATGGCGAGTATAATTTAAATATCATCGGGATCCGTAATAGTTCCACCGGCAACAAAGTAACAAACGCCTTTGACGATAAACTTGTATGCGCTTACAAAATACAAAATACTTGGGTAGTAAAAGAATGGGCTGCAACAACTGATAACGGCGGCGGAACTGCTCGCTTGGTTGCAAATCAGTATAGAGGTAGCCACGCCATTGGATTGCACCAGGGGAAGTATGAGGCCCTAAAACAATGCGGCCCTGTAACTGTGTACCGGGATTACACCAAAGACGGAATCTATCAAACGGATAAAACCGAGACGGGAGTTTTTGGCATCAACATTCACAAGGCTGGAGTTGACAGTGCCCGGGTGGATGACTGGAGCCACGGCTGCCAAGTGTTTAAACGCGTTGCAGATTTTAACGAGTTTATGGCATTAGCAAAAAAAGCGGCCACCATTCACGGCAACCGCTTTACTTATACTTTGCTCGAATCTAAAGATTTGGTTCAGCCGTTGGGTTAATCAATTTAGCGTTGATCGCTGCAACCCCTGCGGGCTCTTCGTGTTGAATGTCTACAACTTCCTCAACGCTGTGCATCCCCATAGTAATCTCGGGGGCGTACAGACGGCCAAAGAAAGCGGCGGCCCTGTAGCGCATCATTAGCTCAGGCATTGTTTTCCATTTGCTGCCCGCCTTGCTCACCCAGCCCTCAGCGTTTGCCATTGCCATCGTAACGGCGGGGCCTTCTACGGTTTCGCCTGTTGCTTTTTCGGTTGCCACTGCCTTAATACCTTTGTCAAGATCCCCAACAAAACGCAGGGCGGTGAACTTTCCGCAGCCGTTAATTGCAGCGATCACGAAAGTACTGGACCACGATGGGCGGCCGTGAATGATGTGCAGGTTTTGCATTACCATAAGCGGAGAGGCGCCGATGCGGTTTGCAATTTCAAGGGCTACCAAAGTATTGGCTACGTTGCCTTTGTATTGTTGCGGTACCAAGTCTGAAGCGCTCAGGGCTTTTGCTTGGCGTTGGGCCAACTCGAAGCTGCTGAGTGGCGCGGGGTTTGTTTCTGTTATTTCTGTGCTCATAGTTTATAAATTATTAAATTCAACTGACATTTTTTCTATGATGTCTACATAGTGCTGAATCAAAACAATCAAAATTTGATCTCTACATTCTTTCGGTATTTCAAAACTCCTATTTCCGCTTTGTATTGATAAACGATAATTTCCAACTGATTTATAATAATCCAAATGATATTGAGCTCTTTCAATTTCGCCCCTCAAATGGTTTGCCTGTTTTAAAACTTCAATATCCATAACTTACAAAATTACCTTTGTTACAATTTCACTATATCCGTGCCAGATGTTTGACTTTTTGCAAAAGCCGTATGTCATTAGATTTTTTTTGTATTTTTGGCGCGCTTCCTTTAGATCCTCATTGCCGATAAAATACCAGCCAACTAAATAGGGCGGGTGCTTTTCAACAGCTACAAAAAAGAAACCGTTGCAGGGCTTTCCTGTGGCTTCCTCGAGGCCGTCGGAATAGAATGCAGCCTGCACGTCGTAACGGTACTTTTTAACGCTCTGAGCGAATCCTCTGGGGCTTGCGTCCTCTGTTGTTTTGAGGTCAATAATTACATTGTCAGGCGTCAACCAATCAGGGCGAGCCTTGCAATCAATGTCTGTCTCTTCATCATTCCAGTAAATTGGTTGCTCGGCGATGCCGTCTTTTAAAAGGTACTGCGCCGTCCGATGACCTCGCACGCTTTCCATTATGCGCTCAACCATTGTAGCGCTTTCGGCATCCAGTGGAATGAGGCCCTTGGAATGCTCCAAAAAATTGGCCCATACTTCTTTGCCTTCTTTAGTGCGCCTGTCGCAATGAGGGGCAACGGCATAGCGTTTGCCAAACTCAGCAGGCTCAAATACTGCACAATGGGCAGCGGAGCCAATGATTAGCGCAGGGGTTTCTTTTTGCGGTGAAGCGTTGGGGTTTAGATAGCGCTCGTAATAAAGTGCTGGAGCGCGATTAATTAGGTCGAGGCCGCTCTTTGAGACGCGGCTAATGTCTGTGTGGTACTGCATAACATTTGCAAATTTATCGCTTTTTTTGTAAATTTGTAGCATATGGAAAAAAATATCGTAACTGATTTAAAAATTAAGGCAATCCAAAAGGGCGTAACCCTGACCAAACTTTGCGCACTTGCAGGCGTGAATCGGTGCGTCTTAACTCACTGGAGCAGAAAGGAGCCGAAGAGCTTAGAAACGTTGAGGAAATTGCAGGATAAACTCGCAGAACTTTGAGTATATTTGCGCCGTTAGTGTGGTGCTAACTGCCTCGGGTTTCGGCTCGGGGCATTTTTTTTTCAAATTTATTTTGTTTTGTGGATAATGCCTTTATATTTGCAACCACATAGCACCACATTATGAGTTTAGATATTATTTACCCAATCATTTTAGCGCCTGCTACCATTGCGGTGGCCTACTGCGCTCACGTAATTCGCCGCAACAAAAAGCGCAGAATCGAAACCCCTGAAGCCGAGCCCTACAAATTTGAGCGCGATGAATTTCGCCCTGAGTTTGATGAGTTCACGCAAATGCTTGTACAACGCAGAATGTACAGAGGGAGGGGCGACAAATGAGCATCCGCACCACTATGCTCTGCTTTGTGCAGGCCCTGCTGATCACCTATGCAGGCTTTGTATTTGTATCGGGGCAATTTAACCCGTTGACGTGGCCAGAAAGCGCTCGCTTTTCTTTTATGCTTTGCGTGGCCGCTTTGTATGTTTTAAACCTTGTAATAAAAAACGATAATTCAAAATGATAATTGAAATCTTAACCGCAGCAACGGCAGGCAGCACGATCGTGCTCGGGCTTGCCATCAATGCCTCACGCGCTCAGGTGCGCGGATTGGGCAGGGAATTAAATCGCAAAACATCGCAACTTTGGAAACAGGAAACGACAATGCTCGACCTGCAAGCTGAAGCCAGAGCAGAAAAAGACAAAGCAAAAACGTGGGAAGATCGCGGGCAGGATTGTGCCAAGCGTTTGCTCATTGCTGAGAATGATTTGGCAGCGGCGTTGCAGAAATTGTTTGCACTGGAAGCAAAGGAATCAATCAGAAGAGAGCAGGCAAGAGTTAGAAAAGCAAGGCACAGGGCGAAAAACAAAGGAGGTGAGCAATGACAAACAATAAACAACAGACGGCAGTGGAGCAATTAATAAACCATTTAATTGAATATGGGTTTGATTTATCACTTCATAAAATGGAAATTGAACATTTTAAAGAAATGCAAAAAGACCAACATATAAAAAGTTGGGAGTCTGGTCTAATGAAAGTTGACTTTAATGAATACTATAACAAAACCTACGGAGATGACAAACAATAAACAACAAACACCTGATAAAAATTATTGGTTAATTACTATAAATAGTTGGGGTACACATTTATTATACGGCACAGAAGAAGAAGCAGAAGATTTTAGAAAACATAAATGTAGATGGGAGCAAAGTATTGGAACTAAAAGAATAGCAAATAACGAGGAAATTTTAACCTACGGAGGAGGTAAGCAATGAAACAAACTAGCAAAGAGTGGTTAGAAGACATAGGAACAACTATCGCTCCACCAAAGCCAAAAAAGATAGTAGGATGGTATCGTTTAGGTACAAATAAACCATATTGTTCAATTGCTTTTGCTACTTACATAAAACCTAATTTAATTAAGCGTTTTTTTATGAGAACCCTATTAGATTTTTACTGGATTAAAGAAGAACAGCAATGACAAACAATAAACAACAGACGGCAGTGGAGTGGTTCGCTATGGAAATGGGTAAACTATTTGCACAATACCACGGTAAAATAATTTGTATTGGAGAATTTCACAAAAGAAGGTTTGAATTAGAACAACAAGCCAAAGAAATGCACAAAAAGGAAATAGAAGATGCAGAATTAAGAGGTAAAGAAATAATCATAATTAAACATACAGAACACGGAGGAGGTGAGCAATGATTGACCTACCAGAACAAACAATCTCCCTACACATTTACAATGCCTGCTTTATGATTACTAACATCGAAGAGCGCGATAAAATGAGGGAATATATAAAAGTTGCAGAGCAGTACGAACTATCCAGACATTCAATAATAAAGCCAAATGATTACAGATTATTTACAACTATACAGCAGAGCGAGACGGGAGAATAAAGAGCTACAAATGCGCATCCTGCAAATGACATCCAAATATGAGGCCGAGGTGGTTCGATTAAAAAACGAGCTACTTCGCCCACAGGTTAAATTCACCAGCAAAATGGATGACTTCGCCAAGGTTATGCAATCCGTTTGCATTGCCTGCGATGTAACCCCTGCGCAGTTGCTAAGCACTTCCAGGGAGGGCGACATTAAGGATGCCCGGCATATGTTGGTATATATTTTGCGCCAGCACTACGCCCTGAGATATTCAGAGATTGGCAGACGCTTGGGCCGTGATCACTCGACAGCAATTAACAGTTATAGCAGGATGCGGGATTTTTTGGAATACGATAAATCAGTGCAGAAGATTTACAACACAGTAAAGGAGCTGCTCGGGATATGCAACTAAGGCCGTACCAATTGACCGCAGTTGATGAGATCCGCGGGGCTTTTAAGGAGGCTAAGCGGGTTGTGTTGTGCCTTCCCACTGGAGCGGGTAAAACGGTTGTTTTTTCTGAGATTGTGCGCAGGGTGTTGGAAAAGGGGCGCAGGGTGGCAATTGTAACCCACAGGCGCGAACTGCTCAGCCAAGCAGGCAAACTGAACCGCTGTGATATCTTGATGGTGGAGACGCTTAACAACGCAATAAAGAGAGGCAAGGTGGATTTAAGCAGTTACGATTTGCTTGTGATTGATGAGGCCCACATTGGAAATTTTCGCAAAATTCTGGATGGGTTTGATGGCTTTGTGATCGGCGCAACTGCAACGCCTGTAAGTAAGCCGCCGATGGCGCAAAGCTATGGGCGCTTGATCAACTCGGTAGGGATTGGGGAACTGATTGCGCAGGGATATCTCTGCAACCCAATCACCTACGCAATGCATCCAGTGGACACCTCCAAAATTGCCAGCAGAATGGGCGAATTTACAGCGCAGGGATTGGATGACGCTTTCAACCGCCCGAAAGTTTATGAGGGAGTTGTGCAGGAGTTTTGCAAGCGTTGGAGGGAAAAGAAAGCGATTGTTTTTTGTGTGAACATTGAGGCCACAATAAATACCGCTGAGGCTTTTGCCAAGGAGTTGGGGGTGGGCAGAGTTTACGCTGTACATTCAAAACAAAGCGCATACGAAAGAGCCGATTTAATACAGGATTTTATTTGTAGCAAATACGGAATCCTCGTTAACTGCGGAATTGCAACTACTGGCTTTGACTGCCCAGATATTGAGGTTGTAGTTGTAAACAGGGCTACAAAATCCGTAGCGCTTTGGCTGCAAATGGTGGGGCGTGGATCGCGGCCGACAGCGAGTAAAAAAGAGTTCACTATCCTCGACTTTGGGGAGAATGTGCACCGCTTAGGATTCTGGCAGGAGGCACGCGATTGGGGCAAGGCATTCGCTGGAATGGAGCAAAAGAAAGGCCAAGGCGTTGCACCTGTTAAGGATTGCCCCTGCTGCGGCGCTGTGCTTTACGCATCCGCTCGCTTCTGTGAGTTTTGCGGTGAGATATTTGCAACGGAAAAGAAAGCCGAGCGCGGTAGTTTGGAATTGATGGCCTACGAAAAACTCAACGGCCGCTATCTGTTTGAGATTGCCAAAACGCCAGCCGATTTATGGGAACTTAAAAGCCGAAAAAATTACAAACAGGCATTTATTGAGCGGGTATTGTATTACGCCAATTACAGCGAGTTGCGTAGGTTTTGGGATGCAAAAGGCTACACGCAGGGCTATACCAATCGCAGAGAACGAGAATTTGCCGAAGGTGGCGCAGTTAAAAACTTTATAGTAAAATTATGAGACTAAATTTAAACGGCTACACGCCGAAACAATACGCCGTTTTGATTATGCGGCAAGATCTAAAGTATTCTATTAGGGAGATTTCCGAGCGGTTGGGTTACAGCCAGTCGGGGGTTAGGTACATTTTAAGTATGAAGAAATGAAAAACGAAAAAAAAGAAACGGCAGTGGAGTGGTATGCTATTGAAATGGCAAATTACCTTAAAGATTTTTATGGAGATGGAATTATAAACATTGACATATTAAAACAAGCCAAAGAAATAGAGAAGGAACGAGAATTAAACGCTTATGCTAATGGACAAGCGGATACATTATTAATGTTTAAGCAAAAAGTTAGTAGAATTAAGGATATTCCAACAGAGTTTAATCAAATTATAAGCGAGAATTTTTGGGATTTAACTTAATTAAAACAAGGCAAAAAATGAAAACATTTGTAATCACAGTAGAAATAGAACACACCGATAAAAGCTACAACAGCACCGAAATACAGGAATTTATCCAGGGGATCAGTTTGCCAGAAGCGCAATGGGTGAAAGTTATGAAAAAGGCGTTTAAGGAAACAACGCTAGGGCATAACGCTTTTGGGATTGAGGTAACTTATGCAATAAAGGAATGAGGCACGGCAGTTTATTTTCGGGAATTGGAGGCTTTGACCTTGCAGCCGAGTGGATGGGATGGGAGAATAAATTTCATTGCGAATGGAATCCTTTCGGGCAGCGAGTGCTAAAGCATTACTGGCCCAACGCAGAATCATTTAACGACATAACAAAAACAGATTTTAAAAAATATGCAAACAAAATTGACATTCTCACTGGGGGATTCCCATGTCAACCATATTCAAATGCGGGACAACGCAAAGGGAAAGAAGATGAACGCCATTTATGGCCACAAATGCTTAGAGCAATACGAGAAATTAAACCAAAGTACATCGTGGGGGAAAATGTTTTTGGGTTGCTTAATTGGAATGGAGGGATGGTATTCGACGAGGTGCATTCTGACTTGGAATCTGCGGGGTACGAAGTCCAGGCCGTGGTTATA